ATAAAGGGCCCTTCCGGCCCAGTCAATGAAATATCATAGTTTGGCATTAGGGCCATTTGCGATGAATAACCTTCATATCTCCAATTGGTTGCTTTGTAAATTCCACCCAAATGACCCTGCCCGTTATCCGCATATGAAAGTAGAACTTTGATGTTCTTATCATTTTCCTTAAACCATTTAAAAGTCTGTCCCAATGCATAACTTTCAATATTTGAACCATACCCATCATGCACAAACAATCGGGTCAATTCTAATGCATTATCTTTTGATAATCCCTCACAAATTGAAGTTGCTGCTTTTGCTCCAACAGGAAATCCGTAAATAGCACAACCAATCAGTTTTTCATTATTACCAAAAACATCCCGTTCATCACCCATATAAAATATACCAAAAGCGTATCTACACATTGTCCACGCGTGGGTGTAATGGTAGGTTACTATCATATCCTTTGCTATTGATTTTGCAATAGGTGCTACTCTAACCCTGGTTACATCGCAATATTCTTTACCTTCAATTTTCATTTGGTTCTAATTTGTGTATTTCTTCCAATATAACCTCCCCCACTTTTGGATATGGGTGTAGGGGATGTTTTATACTATTCAGTATCTTTTTTCTATTCTTTTTATCCAATATATAAAAATACCTGTGCTTTTTAGGTTCTCTTCGTATCCAAAATGGTTTTGTTATTACTTTTTGTATTTGTTTTGGGTCATTTGTTCCAAATCGGACAAAAGATGTTCTACTATGAAACCAATCACCATCCTCATCCCACCTAAAACTCCAACTATCAGTCCACCTTAAATTATTACCCTGATACAACCAATTGGTAGATTGATACACTGTACCTAAATGCCCTTCTTTCGGGTCTGAATACGATATTAAAGCACGGATGTGTGGTGCGTTTTTTCTTAGCCAATCAAATGTCTGTGATACAAACCAACTTTCAATATTACACCCATACCCATCTTCAATCCACAAGCGGGTTAATTCCAACACCTCCGTTCTTTGCAAAAGCTCGGATATGGAAGTGCCGGAATTTCTACCCACTGGGTCACCATAACAGGCAACACCCACCAACTTTTCATTAACCCCACCGAAAAATTGATGTTCCCCCTCATCTAAATAAAATAATCCAATTGAATAACTAACTTTAGTCCACAAATGACTATAATGGTTTTTTATAATCATCTCCTTTGCTACGGACTTACTAATCGCCCTTACAGAAAATTTGGATGTGTCTGAATAATTTTTACCTTCAATTTTCATTTTCTAAGAGATTTATAAAAAATAATTTTACGATTTTCACCAGTTGGTTTTACAAACTTTTGAGATAATTCATCTGAATTGTGCCATTTCATTGAAGATGATTTATGGTCAGGTAATCCTGCTGTCATACCAACAACCTCCCAATTATCAGCTCTATAAACTGCTCCATTATTACCACCTGCTACAAATGTAATTATATGATTTAATTCATCGCCATATTTTTCTTTCCAAGCCAATGGGGCAATCTTTCTTAATTCTTTTAGTATTTTAGTTCCAGCGTTTTTTATAGATTTAACCATACAAAATCTCCAATTGTTACATACACTATTGAAAATATCTTTGTACTCGGATTTACTTAAACCCATTCTATTTAATAAATCTTTTGGTGGTGGATAAACAGACGAACCAATACCTATCATACCAATTGGTTGAGCTGGAAAACTATCATCCTCATAAATTAACCAATCAATTCTTCTACCAACCGATGCGTTTGATGGGACATATGAATGGTATTTTTCAATTATATTTTTTACAATATCCTTTTGAGATTGTGTTTTTACTTCCACCAAAAGCATGATTCCTATTTAGCATCATCATACGGCCAAGTCAAAATATGTTTCCAAGTATAACCCCTCACAATTTTACGAATGTTAGCAGTAGAAACACCATTGTTCCTTGCAAGGACTTTGATGTTTCTATGCCCAACACTCCACAACTCACGAATGGTTTTAACCTGCTCTTCTGTAAGTTTGTGTTTGGGGTGATTTTCGCCTCGCAACATATTAAACTTCCGCATCCCCAAAAGGAATTTCCCGTTGTACCCTTTCCGCTTCCCAATAAGAATGGACAATCTTACCTATATCAGGCTTTTTGTAATTTGGCCCTTTTAAGATTTTACCATCCTCTCTATAAATTGGATTTCCATTCTCATCCAACTTTGACATATTGGAGCGATGAACTTCATCAAATACATCTTCAATAATATCCGCCATTCCATGTGCGAGAATTGTTCCTAATAAGATATAAAGTTGGTCCGCAAGTGCATCAGCAATGCCCACTGGGTCATCCCCGTCATTTGCTTCTTTATACTCATTTAATTCCTCCAACCCAAGTTTGTATCTTAAATTACAAATCTCATCTGTCTGAGCAGTTGGTGATGTTTGATATTTCTGACGATATACATCATGAAATTGTTTTACTTGTTCTATTTGCTTTCTCATAACTTACAATATACGAAATAATTTTTAAAGTGTCAAGTATTCTCCTGCGGGTTTTACCCCAATAATTCTTCTTATCTCTACCCCATCTTTTAAAGCAAGAACAGTTGGGACACTTTTTATACCCCATTGAGATGCTAATTGTGGGTTTTCATCAATATCAATCTTTTTTACAGGTATCGTTTTTGATACCTCTAACATTGTTGGTGCTAACACCCTACATGGTGCACACCATTTTGCGCTGAAATATAAATATTCTAACATTTTAATCTCCTTTTTCAAGCATTATCCATAATATAAAATATATTAAACCAAACCCACCGAAAATCGCAATGATTCTCCATATGATTGGGTCTATTCCTGTATGATTCCCCAAACCATGGCACACACCACCGATGTATCCACTTTTTGGAAATCTATATAATTTGTTTGTTTTCATAATTTATTTTTTAACCGTCGCACGAAATACAATCTGGGTCTGTTGCCCTTGCTGCAATATCTCCTCGTAAAACACTTTCTGTCCTCATATAATAAAGCGTTTTTATTCCTTCTTTCCAAGCCTCAAAGTGAACTTGGTTTATCCATTTTGGTGTTGCTTGTGATGGAAATGCCAAATTTAAAGAAACTGACTGGTCAATGTATTGTTGTCTAATACCCGCCTGCTTTATCAATTCCAATTGGTTAATTTCCTTAAATGTTTTATAAACATCTTTTACCCAATCAACTTGTTTATTTTGAATAGTATCTTCGGATATTTCCTGTATGTGCATAAGTTTACCACCCAAAAATCCCCACTTTTCTAATTCATCAATACCCTGCACCGAACCACCATCTTCCAATATCTTATCCCAAGTTTCTTTATTGTTTATACCAATTTTACGCAAAACCTTTTCTAATTCAGGATTTTTACGAATAAATGTTCCCTTTGCAGTTTGCTCAGTAAATACATTCGCTGCCCAAGGTTCAATACCTGCTGAAATATTACCACTCAACTTTGAATTTGATACCGTTGGTGCAATTGCCCTTAAATGGGTGTTTCTCATTTCAGTTCCAACACACCAAAGTGGTTCACCATATTCGTTTGCTAAATCCCTACTTGCCCTTTCACTCTCTATCTTTATTTGCGAAAATATCTTTCTTGTCTCAAATTGAGCAGGTAATCCCTCAAAAGAAATACCCCTTTGTTGTAAATAAGTATGCCACCCCAATACACCCAATCCCAATGCTCTACCTTTTTCAGCAGAACGAACTGAATTTTCAAAACCTCTCATATTTTTTGCTTTTTGAATAAATTCCTCCAATACCCCATCCAAAAACCAAGTAGCAGTGTATATCAAATCAGTATCTTTCCATTCATCATATTTAGCAAGATTTAGGGATGAAAGACAACACACAAAGGAGTGAGATTCATCCGTATGAAGCGCAATTTCACTACAAATATTCGTCATAAACACTTTTAACCCATTCTTTTTATATGCGTCTGGGTTTTGTTTATTTACATTCCCCTTATACATTATATAAGGTTCTCCTGTTGCTTTTCTTTTTTGTAATAATTTAGACCATTTTCTTCTTGCTTCCTCATTCCCATCTTCTAATTTACGCATAAACTTATCACCAACAATTACACATTGGTGTAGGTTTAACGATTGGCGATTTACATCACCCTTTGGTTCTCTAATTTCCAACCAATCTTCAAAGTCTTTATGTTCAATGTTCAAATTGACGGATGCTGCCCCCCTACGAACTGCTCCCTGATTTGTTGCAAGGATTGTAGAATCAAATATTTTACAAAAAGGAACTACCCCATCAGATGTCCCATTTTGGCTTATTTTAGACCCAGCAGGCCTAATCATATTTACACCAATACCCACACCACCACCATGCTTCGCTAAAAGCATCATTTCAAGGTTTTTTTGACCAATCTCTTGGATTGAATCACCAACATCTATACCAAAACAGGAAATAGGTAATCCCCTATCTGTCCCTGTATTTGATAAGACGGGTGTTGCAAGGTTTAGCCAACCCCTCCAAATATAATCAAAAAACTTTGATGCAAGTTGTGGTTTATTTAACCTACGTGCAACGGCTGTACACACTCGCCAATAAGCATCTTTGGGTTTTTCTCCTGGTAAAACATATCCCTTTGATATTGTTTTGAGATATACTTCGGTATGTCCCCACGATGGATAATCAACCTCTTTTTGCCATCCTAATTCTTCTGCTATTTTATCTGCTACATTCATATTGTTTCTATAATTAAAATATATCACCCCAATCTTCACCTTCACCAGCCTTACTATAATCGGTAGGCCTCATCGCAAAAAAGTCGGTATGTGTATGACCCCCGGTAAGATGATAAAACCACTCCAACTTTGATGAACTTTCTTTATCAACTTCAAAATAAAAGTCCCCTCCGGGCATTGGGTTGTATCCAAGTTCTGCTAGCTTTTCGTTGGCCCTTTGTTTTATAAACTCTTTCAAATCTACTGCATTTAGATTTTCCAAATTACCCATCTCAAACATTTTATCAATGAACTTTAATTCCATCTCCACCATTAATTTGGCAGCGGTTTGGATTTCATCCCTAACACTTTCTAACAAAGTTGGGTATTCTTCGCACATATGTCTAAAAAGTGTACAACCCATTTTAGAATGAAGAGATTCATCCCTTACACTCCATTTCATTTGTTGTCCAATCCCTTTTAGAAGATTTCTCATTTGGAATGAATAAAGAACTGCGAATGATGAATATAAAGAAACACCTTCTGCAAAGGCTGAAAAGATTGCAAGGCTTCTACCCACCTCTTCTCTTGCTTTTGGGTTTTCTTTTAATTGTTCGGGTGTCCAGTCCGCAGATACCTTTGTTAAATATTCAAACTTTTCTTTGATTTCCGGCTCATGCATAAAAGCCTCAAAATCTTCCAACCCAAGTGTTTCATTCAAATAAGAATATGCGGTTGCGTGAATAGTTTCCTGCGAACCAAAACATATTGCCATTTGTTTAATTTCATGTTTTGGAAACCATTTTGTAACCATCCCAGTCCAATAATCAGAAACAGCACATTCGGTTTGAGCAAAACCTAAAAGAATATTTCCTACAAGATTTTTTTCATGCGGTTTTAAATTTTCTTTCCAATCTTTTACATCTCCCTGCATTGGTATTTCAGTATGTAACCAAAATGCCTGCATTTGTGGCATCCACCCATCATTAAAATAAGCCGGATATTCAAATGGCTTATAAGGTATTCGTTCATCAAACAATCCCATAATATCTCCCTAAAATTTTTGTGTGTAAATATAAATACAAATTAAAACCCAATATCACCCTTCATATCTTTGTATTTTTGCAATAAATTTTTTCGTACCAAAGTTCCACCCTCTTTCATATCTTTTTGCGTATTTTGACCATCTATTGAATTATCATTGTAGATTTCAATTTGCCCATTTGAGAAATTTGCACGAGATGGAAATGTCATACCATCAGGCCCAAATCGGTTTTTAATAACATGCCACCTACCAGTTCCTGCTAACTTATCATCAATTTTCCTACTCAACGAAACTACAAAATCTGCAGTCATTAATTTAGAAAACGAACCTGCAATTGATGTTCCCGTAATTACATCTTGATCTGCACCTGACCTGTTAATCTGCGACGCGGTATATAATGGAACACCATACTCACCTGCCATACCCCTTAAATCTATTACCAACTCTTCCAAAACCTCATATCTTTTTTCTTTTACAGAACCCCGCAACAAATCAGCATAGTCAACCACAATAATATCAGGTTTTTTACCCTGCAACACCAGTCTATCAATATGGGCTTTCAAAGCGTTTATTCCCGCAGTTCCAGATGGAAAATCCTTAATTACCAAATCACCTTTCAATGAAGAAATGGTTTTTTCAACCTCTTCTCTATTGTATTTTAAATTAGGTATAGGTATTCCCGTAAAAACTGCATCAAACCTTTGACCTATCATCGCTTCTGAAAGTTCTAATGTGTAATAAACTACCGTCTTTCCCATTTTAACGGCTGCTGCAGCAACATTTACCAATGACCAGGATTTACCAATGCCAGGCGGTGCAGCAAATATTACCAACTCACCAACACCAAAACCACCCTGCGTAATTTCATCTATTACATCCCAACCAGTTGGAACAGGGTTTCTTGCTAAATCTTCATATCTCTCATTTATCATCAATTTGTATTCATGCCCAATATCAGTTGGTTGCCCAGCCTTCATAGCAGAATCAATTGTTGATTTTATCTTATCATACTTACCCTGCTCTAAAAGCGGAATTGAATCTAAAATAGCCTGTTTAAGGGATTGATTGACACAAAAGTTTAAACTCTCTTCTTTTACATAATCTAAGTCATCGGATTCTAACCCCTGCCAAGCACCCTTTAATGTATCTATAACCGAACTCTTTAGAATATCTCTCTCAATGCCGTTTATCTTCGTTTTAAGAACATCTAATGTTGGTTTGGATTCGTAGGTATCTATGTAATCTAAAATGGTTTTACACAACCACTCAGAGGCTTCTGAGTCAAAGTAGGTGGGTTTTAATATATCAAATATCTGCCTGCTAAATAGCATATCTGATAATAGTGCAGATAATATTTTTGTTTGAAATCCGGTTCCGAATTTTGTTCCAAATTTTTCCATATGATACTAATATACAACTTTATTTGGTTTTTTCAAAGTAATTTTTTAGGATATTATCCAATCCCATAAAACTATTCCGTAACCACGAATCTACATTCGCAAAAGCAGTATA